GAACTTCGTGATCTTGTGAACTTAGCCTATGAAGCTCTTCACTCTCATGTATCTCATTAAATCCTTCTTATGAACCAAGATATTTCAAATTCAGTTTGTTCAGTCGCTCAATTATTGGATGTATTGTTTGAGGATGGCAATGACCAAATGCTACGAGATGCTGTGGCATATCTAAAAGATAAAATCTGCACACCAAAACATATTTATAAAATGACGGAAAAGGAATTTATGATTACTATGCGACTTTATAGCTGTGTGGAGCGTAGAATTATGCCTGATGATGAGCGGGAAGCGTTCTTATCGAGTGGTGACTCTTATGCTGGGGTTTTTCACTGAGGATTAAATGAAATTATGATTGACATTCCCAAATACTCCCATAAATCTTATCATGCAAGTGGAAATCAAAGCGCAGGAGGACGAGAATTTCAAATTCATTACAACGGACGAAACGGATGATCTTAAAGATGATTCCAATGTCAGTTCGGTAAACAATGACGATGATGTATTGGTTGGAAGAACTTGGAATAAATGGTATGGTGAATACATGACACCCGAAGAATTGGAAGAAAAGCAAAAACAACAAGAGATACGGGATGAAGAGCTTAAACAAAAATCAATTGAAAGATTGAAAGCAGAAAAAATCGCAGAACCCCCCGTTCAACCGGAACCTCCCAAACGCATGGAAGCAACGCTGAACAATAAATCAGGACACGAATGGTTTAATGGAACATCTTGGGGATTGAAATGATAACAAATATCAGAATTCTAAACGGGTTCGCCACGGATCTTCCCAATTTTCACAAGGGAATTGAATTCCAATTCTCGGAAGGGCTTAATATATTTTCTGGCTCCAATGGTTGTGGAAAAACATCCATTTTAAAAATGATCAAAGCTTATTGCGGTATTCCCAATGGATATGCAGGATGGTCTAGGATTTCTTCGGAACTTGCTCTGGGAGCGCAACAGAGAAGTCATTTTCCCTATGTATATCGTGCATATTCTCCCGGTCAATCCGATTGTATTGTGGGTTGGGATGGAACTCCCACCTTCTATAATGAGGGAGATGTAAAGATTGATCAATGGGGATGGTTCACACACAAAGATATTTCATCAGAAGATGGTATGACCACGGAAGCGGAACACATGGATGCGATGATTGAGAAACCATCATCCGGTCAATATCGCTTGAAAAAGCTCAATAAGTTATTCAACATGCTCAAGAGTCCTCCTGATCTCACCAAGTATGTTTCTTCCCATCCCGCACAAATTGGGGAATCCGATTACATCCGTTCCCTACCGCGCACGGGCAGGGTGACATTGCTTCTGGATGAGCCAGAGCGAGCATTATCATTACCCAAGCAGATGGAACTCTTTGCTCTTCTGAAAAAGATGTCCAAGGAATACCAGATCATTGTGGCAACCCATTCTCCCTTTGTTTGCCTCATGGATTTGGATGCAAAAATCTATGATATTGAGACTGGATATAGTGATGAATGCAAGAATATCATTGAAAATTTGGTAAATAATAATAAATAATAATATGAGCGGGTTTTTTAAAGAAAAATACGGGGGTTCTGCTGGTGCGATTTTAGATGCTTGGGGTCAGGATCGAATCAATGCGGAGATTGGAAGTATCTATGAACAACATGTCTTTGGTGCCAAGAGCATTAACATGGACGAACTTTTAAATGAATTTCATGGGCAAAAAACGGGCGGTGCTGTGAGGTATTCGGCTGATATGAAGACTGCTCCCAAGGGGGGCTTACTGGAAGGATAAAATTATGAGTGTGAGAGTATTTAATGATATAATGGAAGCATATACGGCGGCTCAAATTGAAAAATTCGATGAAAAGCATCAATGGAAAATGGAACATGTTGTGGATGAAAAGACCAAACGTTTTAAAGAATCCACCGATGCACACATTAATAATTTTCACTGGATGAGTAAGGATTTTGATAATCAAACGGACACCAATATGGGATACAATATTGATGAATTGCGTAATGAATCTTATAAAACATTTAAGAGATTAAATTGGTAATAATATTATGAAAAATAAAACATATGAGAGTGAACATCTTCGTCCAATGACGGATGAGGAAAAAGAAGAAGCCACTAAAATTGCTGGACATCTGGCAACACATTATCTAAACGCTGTATGGGATATGTCTAAAGGAAGACGAGGATTCCCATCTGAAGATGTGCCAAACATTCAAGAGAAATATAAACAAGTCAAACATCAAGTTGTGAAAGCTTATGAGAAATCTCTGAATGAAAAGGTTCTTAAATTCTTCATGCTGAAGCGTAAGAAGAAAGGGGAAAAGATTTCCATTGATGATGTTGTAAGCATTATCAAATATAAGCTAGTATCCAAACCAAAGAGGAAATTGGCTTGTTTCATGTGGGATAAAGAATATAATATTTATCCTTTGGTTAGACGATAAACTATACCTTGAGAATTTGAGTAATATGTTTTAATATTTGGGAACGCACAATATCCGTGATATCAAATTCCGTGCAATGGATATCATTTTTCCTTGAGAATTCGGTGTTAAATGCATCAAACACTTGACGGAACCCAGAATCTTTGATATCCGTTTGATTAGTATCACCTAAAATAAAATATTTGGAATGTCTTCCAAATCTGGTGAGAATGGTTGTCAATTCTCCTCTTGTGGTATTTTGTCCTTCATCAACAATCACCGCACAACGATGGAATGTTAATCCACGCACAAAATTTACGGGAATTGCTTTAACATATTCCTGTTCCAATAGATGAGCAATATCTGCTTTGTTGAGAATTTCATTCAGCTTATCCATCATGGGCATCATATAGGGCATGAATTTTTCGTTTTCATCACCTTTCAAATAACCGATGGATCGTGAAGAACTCTCAACCACTGAACGGATATAGATGATCTTATCAACATGTCCAGTTTTCAGTAATTCCAGTGCTGAAAACACTGCAAGGTGCGTCTTGGCACTACCCGCTGGTCCGTCCACAAACACCATATTGGTTTTGGGATTTTGACTCAAGAAATAAAATTTCTGTTGATTGTCTGTCATGGGGAAGTTATTTTTTAGAACCAAATTCGAACAATTAAATTGTTTTTTGATGTGTTCAGAAAACTCTTCTGTGACATCCCGTTCCTTCCTCTTGCGAGGTGCTTTTTTAGTAGCCATGTATTATTACTTAACCAAAATCGCTTGCAATTTGATAATCACCTGTTAAGTTTAATCATTATGAGAATTGCAATTGTTGGCACTGCTGGACAAGGAAAAACTACATTAGTAAAACACTTTCTAAAGAAGTGGAATATGTATAAAACACCTGTGAAAACATACAGGGATATTATTGAAGAAAACAATCTTTCCCATTCATCTTCCACCACCGCAGAGACACAGCTACTCATTTTGGATTTTATGACCCAAACATTGGAAGAACATAAGGATGAGAAGCACATTATACATGATCGCTGTCCCCTAGATAATCTTGCGTATTCCCTTCATGCTGCCGAAAAAGACTTAATTTCCGAAGAAGTTCTTGGTATCACCGTGGATATCGTTCGCCGCTCCCTGAAAAATTTGGACATTATCTTCTGGTTGAAATACGACCCCGCTATCAAGATTGTTGATGATGGGACACGTGACACCAACCTCAATTACATTCGGGAGATTGATGACATCTTCGCAGGACTTTATGAGCAATATTCCGATCATTTGGGAAATACACCTTTCTTTATTGCGGAGGATTGTCCCGCCATCATCCCCGTTGACATGACAAATTTAGATGATAGGATTGCGTGGATTGGAGAGTTCATTGATCAGAAAGGTAATCTGGTTGAGACGGGAGAAAGCGTTCTTGATCCAAAGAATCTGGAAACGATGGAACAAATGCTAAAAGATCAAGGACTTTGGATTGAGAAGGACACACAATACAAGAATCTTACGGATCAAATTAAGAATTTTAAGATATGAATGAAAAAATCGGGTTGGGTATTATCACCAAAGATCGTCCACAATTTCTAAAAAAATTGTTGGATAGTATTGATGGGTGTAATTGGTTAGATTTGATCATCATCAATGATGGTGATCCATTTGAATGCTCCGGATATAATTATTATATCCATACAAACGAAACAAATTTAGGAGTTGCAGCATCCAAAAATAAGGCAATGAAACATTTATTGGACATTGGATGTGATCACATCTTCCTCATTGAAGACGATATGCTCATCAAGAACACCAATATTTTTCAAGCATACATTGACGCTTCCAAGAAGAGTGGCATCCAACACTTGATGTTCGGATACCACGGACCAGCCAACAAGAATGGTATCTCCCATGGTAAGCCATGTCCACGATTGGTAGTAGATTATGGGGATTTCTCCCTAGCTTTCAATCAGCATTGTGTGGGAGCGTTCTGTTACTATTCCCGCAAGTGTCTGGAAGATGTTGGTCTGATTGACGAGAAATTCCGAAATGCTTTTGATCATGTTTCCCACAGTTACGAACTCGCCTTGAAAGGATATTCCACCCCTTATTGGTGGTGGGCTGATCTAGCCAATTCCTTGGATTACATTGAGGAGCAAGCGTGTTCAGAGGAAAATTCATCCATCAAGACTCCTGAATCCATGCAGCAATGGAGTAATAATATTCGGAGTTCCATGGATTATTTCAAGGAGAAATTTGGGGTATTCCCATTTGGGGGCGATGGTGTTCCAGATACGATAGAGCAGGAAATATTAACTTTTTTGAAAAACGTGAGACATGAAAACAGACCTTAATAACATTGGCTTAATGATTCACTTCCGTAGGGATGTGGATGACCGCTTTCGCAATCTGGAAATGGTTGTGAAATTCTATCGTGATAATTCTGAGAACCTACAAATCGCCATTCTAAATGACGATAAGGAATTGGATAAGGATTTCAAGAGACTATGTAAGCAATACGATTGCAAGGGTCTTTTCATGGAGAACAACGATGTCTATTGGAGAACGAAGGCATTTAATGAAATGTCTAAGATTCTGGATGTTGAATATTTAATTGCTGGTGATACTGATGTGATTGTTGATCCGAAATATATTCTGGAAGCAAAGGAATTATTCAGAGATAATGTGGGGATTGTGTATCCTTATAACGGGATGTTCATACATTTGAAGCAACCAATGTTTGAAATATTCGCCGTAGGTCAAGCCCTACTTGACCTATTGGACAAATCTCAAACATTGAAACCTATTCCTTATGAT